AGCGGTGACCTCCCCATCACCGCAAGTATCGCATTTTACTTTCAATCTTAAATTAGTACCAATTTTTATCATCTCAGCAAGTTCGAAGTATGCAGAGAATTCTTCCTTAGTCCACTCCTCGTTAGATGTTATCATAGATTCCTTTATCTTGAAATAATCAAGTCCATCCCAATCGTTGAAATAAAAAGGAGCTATTTTTATGAAGCTTTCGTCTACTTCTTCCCGTCTTTTCACAGACTCCTTTACGAAATTTGATATGGCTCTAGTAACACCTATAGATGGAGGAGTTATTCTAATTGTTTTCCCGATTCTCCTTATTGGAAATATGAAACATCTTTCCTCGTGGGAGTAATATTTCATAAGGTCATCGCTAATAACGTAATTACTTAGAACACCTGTTCTAAGTTCTATGCCTTCCATACCGGGACATCCTTTAGTACTACATCCCTTGTTTGTATTTATTATTATCCTATTTTCACCCTTAACAAAAGTTAAATCCCTTATTGCCATAACAACAAAAAATCTATCCTCTTGTTTTAGATCCTTATAGGAAACAAGCTTACCGTCGGTAGAAAATTTAATCTTACAGCAGGAGTCTAAGACGAAATTAAGCTTATTATCAATATCAAGCATATCATCCTCATCTATCGTTGAGAATTGTCTTATTTCTCTAACCTCTGCTGGTCTAATAGCTATCCGGGTACCTTCAGGATAAAAAAGGCCTCGAGAAGGGAGCATGTGCATAGGTAAATTCTTCCATCCAAGATCCAATGGCTTTTCGTCTTCAGCCATTACAGGTCTACTTTCAGCAGGTGTTGTTTTATTTTGATGTGCGTTCCCTAAATCTATTTCTTGAGATGTTTTCATTTGTACAGATTCTGGGGTTTCACCAGAATATACATTCTCGCTTATATCATTATCTAAATTTAGACCATCAGGATCATCGTAAGAAATACCTCCAGCAATTTCCTTTTCCCTAAGGATCTCTTCCGGAGAAAGATTTTTATCTGACATGTTTGTTGTTTTCTTTATATACCACTAGGATATAAAAATCGAAAATTATAGAATAAAAATGAGATTAAGTTCCGTACTATAGGAACAGATCGTTCCAGTAATCAGACTTCCAGGTTGTATCTATAGTGTAAAGAGCATCCCCAGTATCATATGAAAGATTCATAGGGGTTACTGGCTCAACCAAAAAGCAATTGTTTAAAGTTATTCTTCTAAAAACGTCACCCTGTTTATTAAAAACAGACACCACCATAGATCCAACGTAGTCCCTTTTTAGTCCCATTGCACCTGTCAAAGGATTATAGATCAAATCAGACCACTGTCTTAATGCTTTATAAAGGGTCATAGAATTTGATTCATTAAGATTAACCTCAAAACTCATATTGAACTGGACATCAGAAGTAGAAGGCTCACCTCCTGCATACCTTCTCTCAGCAAATTTGTAGTACTGAGTCACAGCGTCAGAAGGTTGTATATCTACTTGAAGAGCAGATATGCTCTTAACCTGCTGAGTTAATATACTTTCACCATTAAATGTGGTGTTTGCAACAGTAACAGAACTTGGTGGTGTAATAAGAACCTCAAACTGGTTTAAGAAAACCGGCTCGTAATTATTCCTTGCTGCCTTAGAGTTATTGAAATGTGGTAAACCTGCCATCTATATTTTTTATTTTATAAGAATAGATCCTCCCAATAATCAACTGCCCACGTCATATTGATTTCATAAAGAGAGGAACCATTTACATACTCAAGCTCCATTGGGTCAATCGCTTTAAGAGGAAAACAGTCTTTTAGTGTAATTCTTCTAAAAACATCTCCACTTTTGTTAAACACAGAAACAATAATAGTACCAGTGTAATCCGCTTTTATACCTTGAGCTCCAGTTATTGGATTGTAGATTAAATCAGTCCATTGTCTTAATGTTTTAAAAACATACATTGAATTTGAATCGTCCAAGTTTACAGTAAACTTTAACGCCAGATCAAGTGTAGTAGTATCTGGTTTACCTCCAGCATAATTCCTTTTTGCAAATTTATACTTCTGAGAAACAAAACTTGGGTTTTTATCCACATCAAGTCCGCCAACAGAAACAACATGCTCAAGCAGAATAGGTCCACCAGCAACTGCTGCCGGAGGAATTACATTCACCTCAAATTGATTGAGGTAAACCGGCTCAAATTTATTAACAGCGTTTATCGAGTTTTGGTAATGTGGTAAACCAGCCATTTAGTTTTATCCTTTTTTTATATTTATCCGAATTTCAATTTTTATCTAAAATTAAGCGAATTGGATAAATCCTCCAGCAGCAATACCGCCAGTACGTGTAACAGTAATTCTATTTATGAATTTCTGTATTCCTCTAGCAGGCTCTATGATCACGTCTATAATTCCTATGTTCTGATCAATTATTGAAGGAGGGTTATTAGAAGAGTCCATTATAACCTGATAAGCATAAATACCTCCACCAGCTCTAACTCCGTCTAAATAATTATCAACCAATGTCTTGATCTCAAGTCTAATAGAATCTTCGTTGAAGTCGAATAGGTAGTTAGCCATAATTTCTTCTACATCATTCTCAACACTTATAAGAAGGTCCCTCACATGAACGAGATTAAAAGCAGAGTTAACAGTTTGATATGCTGTTTGGTTACCAAAGATTACTACGCCAAGGCCTCTCTTCTTAATAATAGGGTTAAGACCCACTGGCTCTATCCAACCTCTATCCTCATCAGTAAAGTCATATTCAAGTCCAACTAAGTTTTGTCCTGAGATTACCCCTCTTTTCTGTCCTGCAATAATGCTGTAAGGTTCTCCGTTAGCAAATTTTCTTACAAAATTGTTAGAAATATAAGCTGCAGGAGGGACATTCACATTCCTATTGTTTTCTCTCAATGTTAAATATGGAGTGTAGAATGCTGCATACTTAGCTCCTTGATCCTCGGTAGGTAAACTGAAGGTATATGAAGGATTCAGAGATAGGTTACCGCCTTCTGCTATATACTGTGATTTCAAAGAAGGATACGGATTAGTCTGTGTTGGTGCATCGGTAAATCTAGGATCAGTTGAAGATCTAAACTGGTCCATAGAAGGAGCATTTATCAAGGCTAATGCCTTTTGTCTCATCATTGCCAATTTACTAAGTTGATACTTAGAATTTGGTAAAATTTGTCCACTGAAAGTATCAACAATGTATCTGAAAGAGATTACGTCTTTAGCAGCCAAAGTAGCAGCTATGTTTGTATTGTACATAACGTCTAAAAGCTCAGATACTCTTGCATCAGTTCCATTTGGTCTGTGTGAATCCCTCATTGTAAATCCTTGGAGATATGTGAAATCAAAGGATCTAGTAAACTGTGGTATAGACTTGAACTTCTGAACCTGAATAGGACTTCCAGCATAGTAATACACCGGCCTTGCGGTAGTTACTCTTACCACGTTAGCCGTAGTTGTTTGTGCAACTGCGGTTACTCTAGTTAATCTATTTTGTCTATTACTTCCAACGGTTTCACAGATATCAAGATCTGTAGAAACTAGCAAATCACCAACTGAAATTGGGGAAGAAGGAGAAGAAGATATAGTAAAGTTGGTCGGGTCTATTTGAGTTATAACACTTACAAATTGATTGATTGATCCAACAGAGGATATTATATCTGTCTTGTCAGAACTTACTGAAGAACCTATGTTATCAGAAGCATAAACGCTTCCAAAAGCAGGATAATCCTCCAATTGATCTGGACTTTGTCTAGAAACGTTATTAAATGCCCTAGCATAAGAGACTGCGAATTGATCTCTATCTACAGTAGTTTCATATCCAATATAATTAACAGAGCTACCATCAGCATCCAGCCAAATTTGGTCTCCATTCTCAAGCTCACCGTATAGAAGATCTTGATAGAATTGTGTGGTAAGCTGTCCTGTTAATACATTATTTGCTGTTCCTGCGGTAGCTCCCGTAGCAGGATCAACGCTGGTAATATCTAAATAATCCGAAGTTGCTATTTGATAATAATCAGCTGAAATGTTTCCAGAAGTAGCTCCAACCATATCAGTGTATGGTGTTACAGAAATTCCCTGAGCTGCATAAGAAGTAGTATCCAATGGGTGTGTCCATGTTAATAGTACATTACCACCGGTTTGTATAGCACCAGATACCTTAAGTTTAATTAGATCATTATCAGAAAACTGATTTATGACAGAACCAGTTAATCCAGAAAGACCCGTTACTGTACCAATTATGTAAGGAGATGATGTTGCAGTTGGCGTTGCAAATGCTATCAATTCATTCTTCTCAGCAGTAGTTAGAGAAGCACCGGTTACCCCAGTATTTGTAACTACATAATGTAAACCACCATATTTTAGAGAAGCATCGTATGCATTAAAAGCAGTAGCACCAATTCCATATGTTGCTGTTGCACCTACAGTAAATAAGGTACCAACATTTATAGAATCTGGAGATGCACCAGTAGCAGCTGTAATAGTTGTTACTTTCTGTGTGTATAAATAATCAGCAGTTAGGTTCTGATCATAACTTAAGAAATTAAGCCTTGCATCTACAATATCCCTATCTGCTGTAAGCTCGTCAATTAGATGATGTCCTACAAGATCGATCTTATATGGGTTATTACAAAGGTCATCCATAGCATCCTCATCAACAGCACAGAATAATCCTGTAGAAGGGGTGTTATTATTGATTAAAGTCTGGATGTACTGGTTGTTACCATTAAGATCTACAAAATCAGGAATTAAACATCCTGTTGTAGACGTTAGTATATTTACATCTGGCTGTGAAAGGAAGTTATTAATCTGACTCTTTATAAATCCATTCCTTGTAAAGTAAGCACTCCATTTCGGATCCAGCGAAAGTGTTTCGTAGTCTGTCCAATCTCCAGATATTGAGATCACATCAATAAAATAATCAGAGATATAATCATAAGGGTGCATAAAACTAGGGACATTATCAGCTCCATACCAATCAAGTGCAAAAACATCAAAACCTTGTAGCGGAGGGTTGGCGTCAGTAGATTTTCTGACAATAACACTCATCGCATCCTTACCTAAATTAACTAGGTTAAACAATCTTCCAGTATCAACGGCAGAAAGAGTTGCCAAAAAGTAATTTGTATCTGCAAACCAAAATCTCTCTTTGTTATAAAAAGATGAATATAGCTTAGATGTTAAAACCCCGTTGGATTGTTCGGTATCGATGGAATATCCAAAATAATTAACAACATCAACAATCGGGCTATCGATATCATTGTTAAGATTTAGTAGATTCAAAGCAAATACGGGTCCAGTGTTTAGACACGCAAATATTGATCTATGAAAGTAAGATCCTTTTGCTTCTAAAGTTTTATCTATTTCACCAAATACAGCAACTGCCGTAGTTACATCCGGTAAGTATACGGGTGCATTAAAAGGTCCTTTATTCGAAAATCCCACCACCAGTCTAATGGTCTGAGATGTTAGAATTACGTTTTCAGAAGCGTCAAATTCTAAGGTATAGACCCCCGATGCTTTAAATTGGGATAAATCCAGTTTGATTTTCTTTGCCATTATTGTCCAAGAGATATTTTTGCCTATTATATATCTAAATCAGGGCAAGCATTTTAGGCTACTACCCCATTAGTAATAGTATATATCAGAAGTGATGTATTATTTAGAGCAATTGACTAAAAGAACCGTAAAAACCACCTTCTTTAGTCCCATCACCAGATGAGCTGGTTTCCTCCATTTTTAAATCTATAACATCTCTATAAGCAGACTCCTCCAGTTCATCGTATAACTCACCTACAAGATCATAAAAATCTGACGATTCAAACATACCTGCAAGGTTAACTACGGTCATTGCTACGTCATCGTGTCCAGACTGACTAGAATATGTTCCCCTGCTATTAAGACCAAAGGAAAATAGTTCTGGTATGGTCCACCCGGATTCATTAATAATTACACGATTTACCCTGGTTTGAGATCTTAAGATCTCGCAGTATTTCATCTTGTTTTTCTCGTTGTACTTAATTCCAGGTTTTCTCGTCCTAGCAGATTCTGTGTGTTTGGTGTGTACAAATAATTCAAGAGGGAAATCATCATTTAGAATAAGCTTATCTATAAGCAATTCACCTTTAAAGTTAATCTCCAGTAATATCCTAACGTTTTCTGGGTTGAAGAATTTTAAAGTCATGGATTCTAATATTTTTTTAAAATCCTCAACCTCTATTTCATTATCTCTATAAACACCAACTTGTAAGAGGCCAAAAAAATCAGATTCGTCCTGGAAATCGTCCATCGACTCTATTACCTTCATTGGAAGAGGTACCACCTTAAAAATATTAAGGACAGTAAAATCACCCTTTCCACCACCAGCAAGATCTATTGATAAAACAAATCTATTTTTTTCCAGAGTATCTACATTAAATTGAAATTTAGGATGCCATTTAAAGTTATCATATTTAAGACCAAGATCTTCCAGTACATCCACATCCCTCCATTCATATTCAACCTCGTTTGCCTTGATCCTTTTGAGCTCGTTTGACCCGAGAAGAAGAGTTGACGAACTAAGAAATTGATTTCCATATTCCTGGTTGAATAGTTCTTGTGAACCGAGGTTAGATATTTCTTTCTTTTTCCATTCATCGTCTCTTCCTGGTACCTGCCACCAATCTACCCTGATTGGGTTGAAACTGTTATCCCCGTTTACTGCATCCCTATAGATTTCATAGAATTTATTCATTCCATTTGGCGTAGAAGTTATTATAATTCTGGAAACCTTAGACGAAGAAACTGTTGGATACGTAGATCTAAAAAACGATTCTATAAAATTTGGATGAATGTGAGCAAACTCATCCATATATAAAAAATGTATAGTAAAACCAATAGCTGAAGTTTTAGTAGTTGTTTTTGCAATTGCCCTACACCCATTATCAAATTTCATAGACATTACATTATTCACTATAATTCCTGGTTTTAAGAACCATGGTAATCCCTTCACTATAGCTTTAATCTTATCCATCAATTCTTCAGCAGTAGATCCAACGTTTGCAAGGATCATCGCGTTTTTATCATGGTTAAACAGGAGATACCAAACTAGGATTATAGCTGATGTAATAGATTTACCAACCTGTCTAGGTGCTAGAAATATATTAAAACGATTAGCCTGGTATTCTCTCAGCACAGAACTTTGATAATCTCTGAGCTTAACGTAGAAGAGCCCATCATCAGTCATTACCCTACAATACTTTGAAAAATATACAACATCCTTAGCACATTTTTCAATTTCTAGGATTTCCTCTGGAGTGTATTCATAGAGTAAATTAGATCTTTTTAATTCTGGATCCCCGTCATGGAACGGGTTGTCGACGGACTTGTAATCGAGACCTTCCTCCTCTACTTTAAAAAGTAATTCTTCTATTTTTTCAGTACTCCAATAATTAGAGTCATTCTCATTTGTATTAGCCATATTGCTTTAATCAAATAATTCGTCATCAACTTCTAGGTCAGTATCTTCTTCATCGATTGATATATTTCTACTAGCATCGATCTTAGCTTTCTTCTTAGCATTTACTACAGCATTATCATCTATTTCTTCAACCTTGATATCCTCTATCTCAGTACCGATAATGTCTCTTAGACCTTCCATCAGACCTTTAGTACCTCTGACCTTAATTCCACCATTATCGTTTGTGGATGGATTATAAACATTCTTACCATCTTCACCAGGATTTAATTCAAAGGATCCTGAATTACTTTTACTCTCGAGTTGGGTCCCAATGGACTTGTAACTTTCCTCCATTTTTTGAACATATCCCTGATAATCTTTAGGCATCTGCATTATTTGAGATTGGAGTTGAGCCAACACCTCAAACATTCTAGGGTTAGCATTACCAAGATCTATTTCTTCCAACAACTTTGTGATCGCATGTTGTGCAGTTTTTAATTGCAGCATCATAGAAGCTAAATTCATAGAATCTATCTTCTTTTTATAATCAACATAGTTTGTTTGATCTAGGAAATTCTCATCAAGGTAAAACTTAGCTATAGAATCTAGGATTGCTTTAGCATCAGATCCAGTAGTCTGCGTGGCTTCACTAAAATTCATTAGCTCAGTAGATTTTAATCTTGGTAGATCCTCTGTGGTTACCGCATCAAAATCTAAATTTTCGTCCTGTAGGATTGAATCCAGGCTTTCCTTGATTTTTTCTTCTACTACCCTCTCAGGTTTTGGTTTTCTTCTAGGCATATTATTCTACATCAATTACCTATTTCTTGCGAATTTAGGTAGAATTAATTGGGGTTTAGCGTTATCTATAATATAAGCAATTTGCTCATCCCTTACTACATTTTGATTAAGTACTATCGATTGCTTATCAATATCTATCATATTTTTAAATAATCTAACATTAGAAAGTAACAACGGGGATGTGTATATCTTATATGAGTTGTTATTAGTTCCATAGAAAGGATTATTGACATTGTTTTCAATATCACTAGGAGCATCAAAAGCATAAGTCTTTGTTAGTGTTCTATAATCCTCATGTACCTTTATAAGGTCAGAAGATTGCTCCCCAGGATTAGTTGGGTCGTATGACATTTTCCAAATGTTAATACCCATCTGTTTGTACTTGTTACTAATATTAACAACTATACCATACCATTCACCTTGTTCAGGTACGAACTGTAAAGGAGAATCATAGGTAAGATCGTTGAGAATAATTTCTATACTTCCCTTTTGTATGTAATTATTATTTGCAGGTTCGTTAGTACCTGAATGTACAACATCAATTCTCAGTCCCTTCAAATTCCCTCCTTGGTCCATATAGGTACCATCTATCAGGTTTCTTGCCTGAGCCTTTTGCATTTTCCAATTGGAGGTGTTCTTTGCATATGGTAGATTTGTATTAACTACAGAAAATTTATATTCGTCTGGTGTTGTAAGAACCTTAAATCCACCTGAGTGATTAGCGTCTGTACTAATAGCAACATATCCCTCTGGGTTATCAGAAAAATTTCTAAACGGTGAAAGATTATGTTTATATGGATGAGAACTATAAACTATCTGATTTGTATCCTCTGATATTTTAGTTATGGGTGCTGGAGAAAATGGTTTTTTTGCTAAGCTGTTTTCATTAACATAATTTTTCAAGCTGAACCAGGAAGTATAAGAAACCTCACCATCATCAGCTAAATAAGGACTATTTTTATATCTAATAGCTTCTCTATACTTGTTTGGTTCGTATATAAATTCAGAATCAGTAACAAACCCGTCGGCCATATCATAATAGTTATTGAAAACTATGGTCCAGTTATTATTTAGATCATATCCAACTATTGGTAAGTTCTGATAAATATAAGATCTTGTTGGATCTTCCTGTCTCCTCTGAGTACTATCCGAATATTGCTTTGGTTTAGAAATCTTTTGTTCTTCTGATTCAACTTCAGCTCCAAATAACTTTTCGGTAGTGAGAGCTATACCATCCAACTCTTCTTTGTAAGCAGGATCCTTAAAATAAGTATTTGATTTAGGACTATATTTCTTGAGTTCTATTTTATAATATACAGGGGAATACATGAAATCCCTAAAAAGGTAGGTTGAGTTAATTTCATAGATTCTATTAGTTAGTGGAAAATAGAGTATATCCCTTTTTCTTGGTTGGGATCCTCTACCAAAGATACTTTCGAAATAAGTCTTATCAATATGAATCTCAAATGGCTCATCAAACTGAATTCCAAAAGGATCGTAATTAGTCCTATTATCAGGAAATTGGTTAGATGGAACCATAACTTTTACACATTGCTCATCAACAACATCAAAGAGTGTATATTCTTTTAAAATTACATCCTTTCCTCTAGCCTGTGGCTGTACCGAATAATAATTAGTTTCAAACCCAAAAACCTTGTTAACAACCAAACTTAGATCCTTATAAAGATTCACTGCTTTGTTTATAGCATATGGATTAAAGGTGTAGTTACAATCATCGAATACTACAGGCCTGTTTGATTTTTCGTTAGAACATGTAGGTGCTGGTCTTTGTATAACCAAGTTATCAATAGATCCAGAAGGACCGCTAGGTCCGGTTGCATAAGTTAGATCTAAGTCAAAATCCAATATTACAATCGAAGGATCTATTGGCTCGTCGCTTTCATAGGCTATGCTACCATCAGGGTTAATTACGACAGAAGTAAATCTAAATTCCGGATAAAATGGTTTGGCCGGATCTAAAGGAATCGAAAATATAGTAGAATCGTTATTAGAAGTATATCCCTGAGAAAATCCAGTTAAAGCAGTACCAACATTTGCCCATAAAGACCAACTTTCACCATCTACAGAATATCTAAAATCCACGGCAATATCGTTAGGTATAGCTGCGCTAGGATCTCCCATTTTTATAGGATCGTTTAGAACTGCGCCTGCAGTTTCTATAATCCATCCATTAAAAGCTTGTACGTAATTGAAAGGTCTGTCCCAGGTAAGAACCCTATAGTTACCAATATATGTAAAATTAAGGGAACTTTCAAATTGCTCCATTCTTTCTGCATACCAAGTAGAATCAGAGCAAGGGAGATAATAATAGACACCATCAGAAGCCAAAGCAGTATGATATCCATTACACCCTAACTGTTCTGCTCTCGCCATAGCAGCTCCTGTGGTACCAAAATAATTATCAGTACTTTGGTGGAAATTTTTAGTGGTATTCTCAAGATCATCCTGGTACCTATATCTAGGATCAGAAAGATCCCTTTGATCACCATTTCCATTATAAACTGGGGATCCTTTTTTAGGAAATCTATTTTCTGGGTAAAAAGCCATTTATCTACAAGATATTATTAACAAGCAAAACTCCGCTTGTATTTATATATCCGTAGTAGAAAAAGGGTTAGGAAAGATGATCCTTTATAAGGCTATCTACATGTTCTTTAACTAGCTCGAAAGAAATTGATTTGGTACATTCGAACATCCTCTCGGTATTCTTCAGTCTAGGGCACCAATTCCAATCTCCTTTATCAAACTTAATAGAAGGATCACTAAAACATCCGTGACAGACGTCTTTATTAATTACCCTATAATTTTTAGTAGAAAATTCACACATAGGATCAGAAAAACCGGATATCATAACAACAGGTTTATGCAAGGACCATGCGAGCCAACTTAATCCAGATCCTATTCCTACGAAGAAATCAGAGTGGTAGATATCAACTGCTCTTTGTAATATATTAAAGTCCCCCGTTTTATCAATTACCCCATTTAGGTTAGTTCCTTGTTTCTGTACAACAACAACCTTATAACCAATCGAATTTAAATAATCTACAACTTTTTGCCACCCACCTTCGCGGTGCCAATGTTTAGCATTAGCAGTGGAATCCATAGCAATACAAACGTATTTACCGTCTATTGTTGGTTTTGTATTTTTTATGGTTACTGGAATTCTTTCATTCAGAACATCGTCGTTAACATCAATTCCTAATATGTCTCCTGCTACTTGTTGCAAGGATATTGATCTAGGGTCTCTTCTGTGCTTATCCCTATCTTCCTCGTCATACCAACCAACCCCTATTGTTGCATTTGTATTTGCTTCTCTGTGGCCTGGAGCGTAAAATCTTATATCTGGATAATAGCTAGACAACAACTCGTTCCAGAAGGTTGTTGCGTAAAGATCACAGTTATATTTCACTCTAAATTTATCAACTACTGGCATCCAAGCAAGTGTATCTCCTAAAGAACTACTGTCTATAGAAATACAGACCTTTCCTTCTTTTAAAAGATCATCCAGATTCTGCTCAAAAATTTTATCGTCTCCATCAAAGGCTTCAAACTTCCAGTTTGTGTACCATTTTCTAAAAAGTTGGGTATAAAGCCCAGAGGAGGTTTCGCCAGTGTAAGCATAAGAATCAGCATCAAGATCTTTGAATTTAATAGTACACGGATTTGTATTATTTGGACCTATACAATCTACCTTAGGACCATAATCAAAGTAAAAATTAAAAGTATATGGATGTCTAAATCTTACTATGTTAGATTTTTTTAGATCCTTATAAACTTCGAGTCCTCTATTTTTCATTCTAATTCAAGTATGTTTTTAATGCTCCTAATATTAAATTCTCTATCTTCGAAAAGACCATGAGGGGTTAAATATGTTACAAGGGGGTTATCATCATAAGAGTCCTTATAAGGATCAAGTCTCCTCATAAGGATTGGTAGATTCCAGGAAAGTGTTTCTTTTATAACTATAGGATTTAATTCCCAATTTGATGTAAATACAAAAAGATCCGCTGATTTATAGAATAGGTCAGTATCATCCCTTTCACCCCATAATTTACAATTGACAGGAAGGTCTTCTAACAAAGGACCCCAATAGTGCTGAAAATTGGGAGCGGTGTTTCCAATAAAATGGAATTGTACAGGATAATCTTGGAGTTGTCTAGCATATTCTATAAGTTCACCTTGGTTTTTCCCTGGGGTAAAAAGACCAATGTTTATAATATGTTTAAGACTTGGATCTAGTCCAAGTTCATCTAGTGCTGTATTTCTATTAGGTCTTTTAAAGTTCTCAACTGGATATTCTAAGATATCAACGGGTACTCCCATTTCTCCAAACTTATCACACATCCATTCATTTACCATAACAAACTTGTCTGGTGAATACACTTTATCCGCTGGTGAAATATTAGAACTGTGACACGTTTCTACAATAAAATAAGGTCTGTCCGGTGCATATATCTTATCAGCAATATTGCTATCAATAAAGAATTCCACAAAATCATCAAAATGTATAACATCAGGACATATGGTTTCTATTAAATCCAACATCTCAGTTTTATCGTTCCCTAGACAATAAAACCTAGCACCGATTTTTTCCTTTATCCTATTTCTCTGTACAACATATTCCTCAGAGGTATTACTATATTGAATACAATAAATCTCCGCTTCCTCGTTGAATGCCTCTATTTTTTTATAAAGGTATTGAGGCATGCCACCGGTGGATAAATGGGGTGCTACGAAAAGAATACGAGGTCTACCACCAGTCTTTTCTTTCAGGGTTTTTTCTATAGAATTTACAGTCCTGGTAAGCTCGTATCTTGTTTTTCTTAAAGCCTCAATCTCCTTCATAATACATATTTACTCCTTGGTATATTCACCGGTTTCGAAGTTAAGTTGACCCTCGCCATATTTTTCTATAATTTCGCTGATAAGTTTTTTCTCACTTTGATCAAGTTCTTCTGATTTTTGTAGTAGAGAAAAAATCTCAGCATCTACAGACTCTAGATCTTTAACCAAAAAGTGCTTTTTAATATTGAATCTACCAATAGACTCCACATTTTCAACTATAGAACTCCTTAAAGAGTTAACTCTCTCAAGCTCCTCACTCGTAATTTTAATTTGATTGTTTTCCATTTATTGTTTTTTTTTAAATTTCTCCAGGAAAGTTAGTTGAACTGTTACCGGAGTTATCCAATGTTTCATGTACATTTTCATCTACCAAACCAAGTCTCTGCATCGCATCATTGTGTAGTGCCTGTACATAATCACCGGTGTCCTTATAACATCCGGTCCAAAGTAGAAAATGCCACCTTGGAAACGGGCAGATCCTATCATCTCCCATTAATTTAGAGGTTATATCATACATCTCTTGATATTTTCCATCATGATTAAGCATTTCAGCCTTCACCACTAGGTGCTCATTTCTATATGGACAATACCAATCAGCTTGGTCAAGTTTTTCATAAGCCAACTGTGTATTACCAATAAATCTATAAGCCTTACCTATAAGTAAAATAGCATAATATGCCATCTCATCAAAATTATCAGGCGGGATGTTTTCTAGATATGCCGGGAATCTCCTAGCAACATAGTGTTCCAAATAATATATTGCTCTTCTAGCATACTCGTCACCGTGATTTTTGCCAAAAGGGAATCTGGTATCCTCATAGGTATCTGAATAACTTTTACCTATATAAAATAAATGGTAATCATCCTCATTAATCTTACCACTACAAACCTGATCAGCCTCAAGTTCCAGAGCATCCTTTAGAAATTTAAAAGAAGCGTCCCAAGTTTGTCCGTCGTTTGTTATAACATGCCTAAATCCCCTGGGCAAATTAACTATCTGGAATTGGCTATCTACCTCACCAGCACCTGGTAAAAGAATAACCTCATGCCTCTTATCATGCTTAAAATACCAAGGTAAATTAGCATTCCAAAGCCAGGTTCTAAAGTATATTCCACCAGGATCTTGGGCAGTGACATTAAAACTCTGTATCGAGGTGTCATTTAAGATCTCCCAATCAAAATCTTCATCCACCACAAGTTGTTCGTCAGCATCCATTCTTAAAATCCAATCACATCCATGATCTGCCTTTAGACATTCTTGAAGTGTATGATCCCTGTTATAACCAGGATACTGCCATTCAGTCTCGTATAAAAATCCAGGGATTCCCTTTTCAGCAAAAAAGTTGCGTATTAAATCCTGGGTTCCGTCAGTAGATCCATTATCCTGTACAACCCAATAATCTATGTACTGGTAACAAGATTCTAACATCCTTAGTATAACCTTGGATTCGTTCGCTACCATGGCGTTCATACATATTTTGGTTCTCTTGTTATTCATATTCATAATTTAAAACTTGCTCTTCCTCCCAGAATCTCATATCACTAAGGTCATTATTCATAAAAGCCTCCTGATGGTTGTTTGTTTGTAATTCTTCATTCCACTCCCAGTCGTGAAATCCTAGTTCGTTAATCCTATTATTTATTTCAGAGTTATACTTCTCTTTTATAACCCTAGAAATCCGGTTTATTTCAAAAGAGTTATAGTCAACAGTACTGTGTCCATTGTTATACTGTATATAGAGTAACTTTTTTACATGAACCATTCTTGTCGACAAAAAAGTTCTTACAATAAGATCAAAGTCATCAGCGAGGGGAAGGGTTCCTCTATGTCCACCTATTTTCTTATACACGTCAGAACGCCAACATCTCACATGGTTTGGCATCGTTAGATTAAATCTAATAGTTAATGGATTTATAGAAGGATAGTGGTGTTGTAAATATCTTTTTCCATTAATTTCTACCCACGAATGCCCTGAATACCCAAAATTAAAATGATTATTTTCGGCACCATAATAATCCCAATCAACCCTGTGATCAAATTGTATAAACTTACCATTTTCATACATTTCTGTACAATCGCTATAAATAAATCCAGCATCGGAAAACTCGTCAGCAGCTTTTTTTATTGTTTCTAGACATTCAGGAAGTAAATAATCATCATGATCCAATTCAACTAGCCATCTTCCCTTAGATAAAGAGCAAGCCCTATTCTTTGCAAGACCAACATTACCCATTGTATTTGGATAAACTCTATACACATTTACCCTGAAATCACTATTAGCAATCTCATTAATTCTTTCCCAAAGATCGTCATGTCCAAGAGGGGAGTCATCAACTATTGTCCATTCCCAATCATCCAAGGTTTGCTTTACCAAGCTTTCATAAGTTCTGTTGATTCTTTCCCCAGTTTTAAAAGCTGGAGTAAAAACAGAAAATTCCGGTTCATATCCATCTGTGTGTAGATCTATAGCTTTAGTTACTATAGCATTTGCGAGATCGTCATCATTTGGTATTTCTTCGTAGATCAAAACCCTTCTATCGAAATATGGGTGAATATTATTATACTCCTTATTTATAACAATAATAACATCCGGTGATGTTGATTTATCTAACGAGTTAAGTGTATTCCAATCAATATCATGGTTGCAGGGGATAATATCAACCCATTGCATATTATTCTCGCTGGAAGAAAAAACACTGGTGACAAATTCATATCTTTCCCCAGTCCGGTCCCAACCAAATATAATAGCAGTAGGTCTCCTGACTATCAGCATTTATTTTTCAGTATTAAAAAAGAAAACCTGAAACAACCTACCATTCTCTTTATTCTGTCCAAAATAATCTAACGAGACGTGAAATAGATCACCCTTGTAAAGAACTAATCTATTGTATACATTACCTAATTTATCAACCATTTCCCATTTTGTCATATCCTGGGAATCTATATTGACTGGTGCGCTTCTAGTTACTTCCTCTGGGTGCTCTGAGTTTCTCCATTTAAATAATCCGGTTTCCTTGTGTTTAAAAAGGCCGGTCCCAGCAGATAGAGGAGCATCCGGAGTTAGATATAGTACACCAGCCCAGTCTGTAGTATCATCACTATGAATCCAAGACCTATCAGAAGCTACAGTGTATTGGAAAGATCCAGTAGAATCGTCTCCCCACCAGGTTACTTCACCACCAAATGGGCGGATAATGTCCTGTATAGAATTCTTAACATTATCAGCTAGAAAAGAAGCTGTCCTTTGTCCTGGGTAGTTTCCATGCACACTAAATTCTTGAGCAAGAGCAAAAGATCTAACATCATCTGGATTTTTATAGAAATCATCTACAATAATAGTCTGAACCTTCATAAAGAATTACAATAATGGTTTATCTTTATACACCATTAGAGCTAAAGGTTTTCAACTAATTACACTATTCCCGGAAATTTAGTAAGATAAAATTTTCTTTTAAAATCTTCAGAAACCTTAGAAATTAGCTTCTCTTGAGGAAATATATCAGACAAAGAGAATAGCACACTAGGAATTTTATCCATTGATGTATTAGGATAAATGTATTCATGTAAGGTTTCATCACCTTTTATTAACTTGATGCTGGAAACACTGTCATTACCAACAATATTTCCAGCCATCTGAAGTAGTGAAAGTCTCACCTGTGTGGATTCTGTCATTTATTAATCAACTTTTAATCAATCTTATTTATAACTAAAGACAATTGTATCCAGGAACATTAAACAGTCCAGCTTCACAACTTATCTGGAACCAAACGTCAGGCTGCGCTAGATATACATTAGGGTCTACACCGACGTAGAATCCTGGATTCCCACCAGGTTTTGGGTCACAAAATCCTTCACAACCAGGAGAAGGTCCGACAGCTCCTTGTGCTCCTTGTGCTCCTTGAGAACCTTTAGCTCCCTGTGCTCCCTGTGCCCCTTGTGCTCCTTGTGATCCCTGACCTCCTTTAGCTCCTTGTGCCCCTTGTGCCCCTTGTGCTCCTTGTGCTCCCTGACCTCCTTTAGCTCCTTGTGCCCCTTGTGCTCCTTGTGCTCCTTGAGCTCCTTGAGCTCCCTGAGCTCCTTGTGCTCCTTGTGCTCCGGAAGTTCCAGAAGAACCATTAGCTCCTTTAGCTCCTTGAGCTCCTTGAGCTCCTTGTGCTCCTTGTGCTCCCTGAGCTCCTTGTGCTCCTTTAGCTCCTTGTGCTCCTTGTGCTCCTTGTGCTCCCTGAGATCCTTTAGCTCCTTGTGCTCCTTGTGCTCCTTGTGCTCCTTGTGCTCCTTGAGCTCCTTGAGCTCCAGAGGTTCCAGAAGAACCATTAGCTCCTTTAGCTC